GTAGACGTAGCAAAAAGGCTTACGTCTTTACCGAGATCAGCACCGGCAAGAATAATCTCGTGCGAAGTCCATTTTTGAGGATTTTTCGGCTTAAATATTCTGCCGTAGGTCTTTTGAAGCTCTTCATTCGTCTCTAATTCGTGAATAATCAAGCGCATGAACGACTCGGCCAGGGTGTCTGTGCCTGAAATAATGCCGATACGCTTTGTTCTTGAGTTCTCGATTAAACGACGAAGCGCCCACGTTAGCACGACGGTGGTTTTAGCGTGACCACGAGGGGCTAACAGTAGGCGCTTTTTAACGAGGTCATCATCAAGAATGCGGAACCACTCTTTGTGGAACCACGGAGTTGCTACAGGGAATCTGTTGAATCTTTCCGAGAACTCTAACGTGCTTCTAGGTAAATCTAGGTCAACAGCAGCCGCGTCTTTTTCATCAAGAAGCTGAATACTAGCTCTATTTAAATTACGAGCGATTTTTGCTGGATTAACCTGAATTGTTGGCATTTTCTGATTCTCGGTGGTGCTTTAGCGCGTCTAATTCTTCTTGTTCTGCAAGAGCCGTTGCACGAGCAATTAGCTCCATTGGGTCAATACCAAGAGCAGTTCCGAGTTTATGCGCTGCATCAGAAACAATTTCGTGACTTACGCGGTCTTTCCGCCCCCACTGGTCTGGATATTTTCGCTCTAAATACCACTGGTCAACTTGCACGTTCGGTTCTGAATACTGAACTTCCTCAGTAACCTCTTCACTACCGTCGCGGTTTTTTTTACGCCGAATAATGTGCTTAATGACCTGACCGCCCACAGCAGCCCTGCGAATACGGTCAACGCTCGCAATATGAGCTTCTGCCTCAGCCTTTAACACGTCAGCAGAAAACTCTTTGTTGTCCATCCAGTTGTAGAACGCCACCATGCTAATGCCGACAGCATCGCAAGCTGCTCTACGCGTGTTGCCTCCAGCTAAAAGGGCAATCAAATGCTCCATAGCTGCAACAGTACGTTTACGCGTGCGCTTATTCTTGCCATATTTATGCTCAGGCGGCGGAAGCGGCTCGAATGGAATAATTGCTTGATCTGTCATAGAAAAAAGAGTACGTCAAATCATTAGCAAAGATCAAATGTTTGGCTTTTACCACAAGTAGAACAGCGCCTCTGTATTGAGCTAATGTTAGGCATTGTCCAACGCCCCCAAGCGTGACCGAACATCTTACACGAAAAACCTTGCCATAACATGGCAAGGTATCGCTGCGTTATAAAAAGCAAAAACTTCATAGCAAACTATCTAAATCATCCAATGAAGCGTCAACCATATCGTCTAATTCTTCGTCATCAAGTTGGTCAAGTGTTGCTGTTACTCGTGATGCTAATTGACGAATAAGCTGCTTAATCTCGTACAGAACAGCATCTGAACCTGCATCACCAAACGGAGGACTATAAGACAGTTCATCATCAAGCACCGCAGCAGCCCACTGAAAGGCGTTAAATTGCGCTGGACTAAGCGGGCCAGTCAAACTATCAACTAAGGTAGTGATTGCCTGATTAACTTCAGCAAGATGTCCATGAACAGGAACCTGCTTAAATGTATCGTTAAATTCTTGAAGAACTACGATAGCCTCTTGCCGGTTCATATGCCCTCCTACTGTGCGTAAAAAACATGCGAAAGCACGTACTTTGCTAATCGCTCTTCTGGTAATTCAGGAAAAACGGCATCACAATCAAGGCGTATCTGCTCGTACTTCTTCTTTACTTCTTCAGCGTCTTTGACTATTGCAGGCTTGTTATTTAGCACTTTCTTCCCGCCTTTGAATGCTTTCCCATTGAGCTTTGCTCCAGGAATAACCGGCGTCACCGCCCCACAAATCCCAGGCAACACGTCCAGGGGAGGGGTAGCCATTTTCACCTTGGCTAAAGCCCTCAGCTTTCTTGTCTACTTCATGCCGTGAAAAGAATGAATACATTCTTCGGACGGTATCGCGTGAGAGGTTTTCTTTATTTACGAGTTGGTGAGCACGAGCAATCCCTACCGCAGTTCCACCGCGCTTTCCATCCTCTTTCCACGCTAGAGCGCGCCGTGCAGCAGACGCCATAGCATCAGTTGGAGTGAAAGTCTGTTCCTTCTTAAGAACTTCGACAATCTTTGCTATTATGCTCACGCTCGTTTCACCTCAATAGTTCTTTAATCAATTCAACAACTATCATAGCTATCATGCCATCCATTATGCTCAATATAGTGATCGATTACCTCACACGCAATCTCAGCGCAGCGCTTAATGCCTTCCTCAGTTTCAGGATATGAGTAGCCTTTATTTGTTAATTCATCATACTCAGACTTAAAAGGTTCAGGCCAATATTCAGCATAAAACAAGTCTGTATTTGGCAGGTCTAAAAGTTTTTCAGCTACAGTAGACATTGAGTTATAGAATATTGAATTAGACTTTTTAGCTAGTTCTTTAGCTTTATTACTAGCGCAAGCCACGGCCCAGCCTGCAATACAGGCAGTTGTTCCGCAACTTTCGTCTTCGCTAATGAGACGACCAAATATTGCTGACCTAGCGCCTTCATCTAGCTTCCAATACGGTTCATAAAAACTTTTCGCCATTTCAATATCATCAATCCACATCTCCATGTTGAAGTGGTATGGATGCTGACGAATTCTAACTTGAACCTCTCGCAGTAATTCGACGTTCATACCTTCAAATTCTCCGTTGTTACTTCGAACGTACCATCCGGAAGAAGAATCTTGCGATAGTCACCGAACACGTTCGGAGACTCTTCAAGGAGCCGCTCGTACACCTTCATTTGAAGCCGACGAATTTCTAGCTCAGCGTGACTGCTCAACCGTAGCTCAAGCATATTACGCCATGCGCGAGCATTGCCAGTGACGAAAATCATCGTCTCAGTAGCGTTAGGAAGCGTGCTACGGGCAGCTTCACGCACAGCCTTGCGGCGCTCGGTGCGATTCTCGATAGCCTGGAACTGAGGCCACTTCAACATACGCTCTACACGAGCGATGTAATTATTACGATCTGCTTCGACTTCCTGAACCCACAACGAAAGTTCGTCAGCATGGCCGATAATCGCCGGAGGAACAACGAAATTAGCATCAGCCTCATTCACATAGCGCTGGCTTAGCTGACTATACGACGTTCCTGCACGGTGACGCACTAACTCATGCGTGAGACTACGGCTAATGCCTGTGAAAATAAAGCCCCACACAGCGTGCTCAATCACTGAGCCATGATGGCTGTCGAGAATGTTCTTGAAGTACGCAGGAACGTCACTGCGGCCCGTGCCATAACTGAGATAGCACAATCGGCCAGCAACCTCGATTGCTAGCTCTCCGGGCTTTTCTCGGCTGGTGTAGTCCCACTCAAAGTTATGATCAACGAGGAACCGATTAAGTTCCTCGTTGATCACAGCCTGCCTGGTTACAAGGTACACAGAAGGCTCGAATATGATGGTCATTACTTCTTGAACTCGCTAATGTCGATCTTCACGGAGGGATTCGATTTCGGTGCAGGCGTCAGCGTGCCGTTTGTCTCAATCATCGGCTGAAAGAACGTCTGCACCTTCGGCTCCAAATACGCAGGGCTTACGCTACCATCCTCATTCGAGCACATCACGTAAGTGCCTTCACTTGTGCTGGGGGAATACAGGCCGTTAGGCTCAGATTGAGGAATTGCCGTACCCCAGCCCCAATTGCTCTGAGCGCCATTGTAAGAACGCTCGATGATCTTATTAGGATTCGTTAGCTGAGTGCCACCGGGAATAGGGAAGCCAATTGAAGGGCAAAAGAACAATACCTTGCCGGTGTATTCAGACTGCACATACGTCCAGGTTGCAACAGCTTCCTGACGCTTCTTGTAAATCTGAATCAGCAAAGCACGGTCGAGGCTTTTATCGAAAAAAGGTGTAGGCTGCGTATTTGCGTATACCTGATCCTGATTTTCGACTGCCTTCTGTTCCTGACGAGTTACCGAAGGAGGTGCAGACGTAGTGCTACAACCTACCAACAGAAACAGAGCGAACAGTGTGAACGAAAAGAGCTTCTTCAAGAGCTTTCCCCTTTTTGAGATTTTGCGAAGTGTTAAGGGGCTACCTGATTAAAGGCCACACCTTTCGAAGCAAAGAAGGTAGTGACAATAGACGGGATATTTCCAGGAATTGCGTTAGCATCAGCAATCATGCTATCGAGCAACGCACTCAACTGGCCCTGAAGCTGCTTCTTAATAAATGGGTCTTCGTACTGCGAAGCCAGAGCCGAAACCCGCTGATACTCTCGCATATTGTCCACGAGAGCAGCCTGCTTCGATTCGACGTATTGCAGCGACTGCTTCACAACCTGTCGGTCAATGTTTGCCGACTCAATGCGAAGCGGCTTGCCTGCGAGTACGAAGAACCACAGCAGCGCATAGAGTAGCACACCACCAAGAACAATTCCGCCAATCCAACGAGCAGCAGTAGTCACTTTACTTCCCTCAAATACCAACGGTTAGCTGCTTTTTCGAGCTTCTCTAATAGCCGCTTTACGCGTTTCCCATGTTTTCCTCTCGTTGCCTTAGGCCACCGTTTGTGATGGTCTAATTGTGTTTTTGCAAACTCTCGCGCATCAAATGCGAGTCCTGCACCAATTGTTGGGTGATTCAAAAGGAGCGCCTCCAAATTGCAGCCGTTTCGCTGGGAATGCCTGTACCAGCAGAGTTCAGGCATCTAGTGCTTCTCAGCACTAGCCACGTGAGCAACGGATTTGATGCAGCTTTCAGGTCTAAAGGTTCAGCTTATCAGATTAATTTAACTTTAAGCTTTGAATGCTGAACTTTTAGAAACCTAGTTAAATACTTTTCAAGAGTATTTATAATTTAACTGCTGAACTTTTCCCACTTCGCAACCGAAGGCGTGTTCGAATCTCCTCTTACAACTCGATGTAGGTCGTTGCGTTAATCAACGACAGGCGACCGTCAAGCTCACCCACGATCTGAGCGTGCTTGTCAATCTCAACAGCCAGTGAGCGCTCGTCAATTGACGAAACAATGTCAATCGGCTTCGAATCAACAGCCTCACTCGTCAAACGAGCACGAAAGCCAGTGAACGAGCCAGCGCCCCCACGGGAATTGCTGATAATGCCGCTCAAAGCAGTGAGAAAATTACCCTCATTGCTAGCGACTTCCCGACGCCAATTGAGCCACTCAGCAACGCTCATAGTGCGGTCAGCAATCGTGAGCGAAGTAGCCCGATTAGCATCCTGAATCTTGGTGCGAATGTCTACAAGACGATTCTGCAAATCCCGAATGGACTGGCGCTGTTCGGCCACGAACTTTTCCGAACCGCCGACATTAGCCAGCGGGTCAACCATGCGTGCGTCACGCACCAGATGGCGCTGAATTGCAGTCTGAGCACTGTTGATACGAGCGCTAATCGTCTTCGTTTCCGCCAGCGCTTCAGTGATAGTGACCTGGGCCATTGCGACCTCCCCTTGAGCTTTGATAGTGCTACTGTACGCCTTGTCTAAACGGCTTGTCAAGCACTTTTGAAGATAATTTCCTGATTTTCTAAAATTAGCTGCTCAATGCGCTCCAGACTTTCCATTACACGGAAACGCATGCCGTCAGCAGCAGTCGTAAATATGTAGGTGTGAGCATTAGTACGCTCCATTCCCACAATTTGCTCAGGATTCACATAAACATCAGAGCCTGCACCGTCAGTGAGCTTAATGAATTTAGCCATTAGATTTTTGTGGCGCGGTTTCTGGTAGTGATGCACCGCTAGCTAGCCAATCGCGATAACTATTAGCGCAATTTGAGCAAAATTGCTTCTGACCATTCGCTACAGATAGCAGCATCCAGTTATTAGGCGTTTGGCCTTCTGTATAAAATTTCATGAATGATGAGGACGAACCGGGCACTGGACTACTCTCAGCGCACTTAACATCTTCCACTGCTTTACAACGGTCGCACGTATAGCGAGTGAGCGTGTATTTAGCCATTTTAATTCCTCCATTTAGCATCAAGCCTCGAAGCTTGAGCAGTATACGCTCCTTGATAGTGGCTACCTAATTTAGCATCACCGTAAGCAGGACTTGCTGGAGTAATTAGGCGTGTAAATTCAATTTGAGCAATCGGCATTCCGTACTTCAGCTTAAACGGCTTATCATGCGGATTTTTTAGCTCAAGCGTCAACACACCATCCCATCCTGGGTCAACAAGTCCAGCCTCTTCGATGCCTTGAGCAAGCCGTGCAACTGAGGATTTACCTACCACACGACCTTTAATAGCAGGGCTAATGCGAATGCGCTCTAATGTGGAGCCATTAATGCACTCACCGGGCTGCAATTCGTACTCATAAGCGAGGAATGCCTCCGTCTCACCAACTCTAACATACGACATTCCGAGTCGAAGGTCAATACTGCAAGGCTGGAGCGGCGCTCCACCATCCCACCACGGATTAACACTTATCTCTTTTCTTCGGAGAGCTTCAAGAATATCAATGTTGCTTAGTCCACCAGGAATTTCGTGGCGCTTGTAGACTCTAAATCCTAGAAAATCAAACAAAATCTTTTACTCTCCTTTTTATCTCTACTACGAATTAAGTGCGTTGATCGCAACTTGATAGTTGCAGTCTTCGTAGTGCCACTCAGCAAGCTTCTCATGACGAGCGTGCTCTGAAAAATAGGGCTTTTCTGTCCACCTAGAATCGCACGATAAGCATCGCCAGCGGCCATCGGTTTCATTAACGACAGCGCTTTGACTACCATCAGGTAGAATGGCGCTGTCGTTGCTTTTAATTTGCTCTAAAGCTGCTCGATACTGCTCAAATTTCTCAATAAATTCGAGCATATCCTGAGGATTAACAGCGGCGATGTATTCAGCGTCAATACGTGACTGCCTATCGTTAGACGGCCCGGTGAGGGCTACTGCGATTGTCTCCCCAGCAAGCACAACTTTTTGATTGCCTGACTTTAATGCGTTGATGTTTGCCTTGTTTGGCTCCCATTCTTTTGCTGGATCATATGCCCAGCGAATAGAAGTGGCTTTTTTAGCAAGCTGTTTGACCTTCTCAATTTCCAGCAAGAGTCATTCCCCTCTCGAACTCTTCTTGAGTAATGTCACCAACCTCAAGCAAAAGCTTTAGCTCGTTACGAGTCTCTGCTTTAAGCCATCCATAGATGTTAAGTCCGAGGCCATAATGCTCAGGCTTAGCTTTTCGAATCTTCCAGTCACGAATAAACCAGTCCCATTCACGGTGCAGGTCTTTACGAACAGCAGCGAGTTTATCACGCAAATGGCGCTCTGTGCGCCGGTTAGCGTGCGTAACATTCCGCTCTGGAACTGGCTTAGCTCGCTTTTCCTGAGGTGTTAGCTCGCGCATTATTTTAGTCCACGCCTCGATTGACCGAGAGCAAATCCCGTGTTTGCTAGCACCTGTACAGCCCTATCATCCCAAATCTCCAGGCACTGCCAATCTTTTGTAGCAGTCACAGGAAGTTCTTTACCGAGGTGCAGTATGCACCAGTCCTTAATCTTCTGAACCTCGTTCTTTTGTTCAGGGTGTGTAACACGCGCAGTAAAAATACGCACATCGTACCCTTCATCAATCCAGCGCTTTACACGCTCAACCATGCGGGGAATGGGGTCGCCAATAAAGCCATCACCGAACGTTGTATAGTTCGCCAGAGTTCCGTCGAGGTCTACGCCAATCCAGCCATTAAGCTTGCTCTTCTTTGGCATTATTCGCTTCTTCCTTTTTCTTTGCCTCTCGGAGTCTAGCTTTCAAGAGAAGGTTTTTTCTAAACTCAGGGTCATTATGGTAGCGTTTTCGAAAGTATTCCCTCTGATACTCTCGAAACTCTAGTGTCTTTGCTCTATCCCTTAAAGACTGACGGTACACTTCGTTAGTAAGATAAGCTTTGTGTGTAGAGTCTCTATTCCAAATTTTTCGCTGCTCAACTCTACATACTTCTGAGCAGTATTTATTAGAAGCCTCTGGAACATCAAGATTAAAAATTTTTCCGCAAAACTTACACACTCGCTCTACGTAATGCGGGCTAGTGTCATGCACTTTTTGGCGCTTTTCCTCTTTAACCTTGGCTCGAACTTCAAGCCATTTTTCATAGTGTTCGCTATTCTTGATTACTTGGTGAGCACGCTGCCTACTAAAGCCGTAATAATCGGCCACTTCTTGTACAGAGAAGCCAGCGTCAATAAGCTCCTCTAGATCGCTAAACCTCTTTGGAGTCTCAACATCAGAAAGTGACACATCAAGAAGTCTCGAATGTGCAAAGAATTTTCGAGGCATTTTAGTTCTTTCTTTTAAAAAAATTAGAAAACAAATAAACTATAGTGCCTTTATTCATTAATGTCAAGCAACAAGGCAAAAATAAAACTCCTCAGAGGGAGTGAGATCACTCTGAGGAGTTTTACCAAAAGCACTCTTCACGGAATTAACCGCAAAAAGGGGAAACGCTTTTTAAAGATTGTTGCCCAGGACGCCAGAGGGCTTCTTCGGTGAATTTTCTGCGCTATGCGAGGGTGATCAGCCCCCAGGGCATACTTTTCAAAAGCCGGTTCCCTAACTGACTCAACAATCTTTTAATATAACGAGCAGTTTACCCTCATACTCAGGAGCGAGCCTTTTATCTCTCAATGCTCAGGAGTACAGACTAACGCTCCAAAAGGATACTAAAAAGCTCCCGGAAGGAAAGGCTAGTCTGCCAGTGGCCTTGTTAAAGGGGAAGCCAACCCTACATTCCCGTTGCATTAGCGAATCTCTTAGCTCATACCTTTCGGTAAAAAGTTTAGGGATTATGCAAACGAAAATTGTTAAATGGGCCAGCAGGAGGGGGAGTCGAACACCCTTCCTAGAAAACGCCAGCTTAGGGGCCATAACGTAACCAAAAATTGTATTTTTGAGTCACGACTAAACTGTGTGTGCGTTTTCTCGTGCAGCCGTTACACTACCCGCTGGTATGGTGGAGAAAACAGGAGTTGAACCTGCAACCTACTCCGTGCAAGGGAGATGCTCTACCGGGTTGAGCTATTTCCCCAAATTGTTGGTAGCGAGGGTGGGATTCGAACCCACGACCTTCGGGTTATGAAGCCGACGAGCTTCCGCTGCTCCACCTCGCGTCGCCAACAGCCCCTGCTTACCGAAAGATTTCAGCGTGACTCTATTCGGTAAGATTTACAGTCAGAGGTTAACGCTATTCTAACTGCAAGAGCAACAAGCCAATTGCACCTTCACTTCCCCATATGAGGAAGCTCCTATAGTAAGAAAAAGTGCCATTACACTTCGAGGCGAAATTGATTTGTTAACGAGCCGTCAATATAAGCCGGTCTCAATGCTTGTCGCTGCTCCGCTTCAGCATCGAATAAAGGGCAGGAAGCAGCAGAAACGCCCACCCGACTTATAAAGACTGCAAAATACGTGAGGCGTACTATATATACTATCGCTTTTTGAGCGAACTAATGCCGTGCTTCTCATTAGTTCCTCCTCACAACAATCACTGTAGCAGGCAATTTAATGCCTTGTCAACAGTTTTTCTAGAAATTCGTTTTCGAATCCTAAAAAATCCTGTCAGGGTCAATTACAACCCAACGGCTGGTAAGAAAACGATGGTCACCTCGTAGGTGCGAAAGTTGTTCCCCAATTTGCCGAACTACTCCATGCAGCCACCGAGCATTTATTGGGCTACTAACCCTGATGTATTGCATGCTGTTGATAAACGTGGAGTCGCCATAAAAAAGGTTACCACGAGGCTCCATCAACGCTTTAATAGCGCGTCCAGTCGCAATTGTACGCCCAAGCTTACGCGACCACTGGTCTTTACGACTGGCGAACGCGTAGCCGTAGCATACACGCCCGTCTCCACCTACTGCCAGTGCAATAGTTAGTCGCGCAGGTTGATGGTGAACAACGTAAACCTCACGCAAATCCTTCGTCTCTTTTAGTAGAGCAACCGACTGCTCAACAGGTGAAGTAGCTTCGAACTTCGAAATGCTCATTGTAGCCTTTAGTCACCACTTTTTAAATTAGCCGACTATTTTAGCAATGCCCTTTGCTATGGCTTCATCCATAAACATAGAGCGATGACTGGTGCCATACGTTACGAGGGGCCGACCAAGACTGTTACCGAGCCAATAGCCGTCAATTAGCTCCACGTTTACTGGCACACTAAACCCGTTCAATGTTTCGCCAGTCCAAGTGAGCTTGCTATCATCACTCCAAGGGTAACTCTGATAGAAACGCCCACCGCCTAATTCACCATCTTTGATGGTAATCAGATAGACAGTATCCGCCTTCTTCTTCGTCTCCTTAGGCAAGAGCTTACTCCTTCACAGCCTCTTCGCGAAACTCATGCTTCAGTGCAATGAGCTTAGCCTGAATCATAATAGCCTTATCGGCCCGAACCTTGGCCTTTACCTTACGCTCGCGCTCACGCTCTTCCTGCTGCATCTTTACAGCAGCCTTCTGCTCTTCGTTCATTTCTCCAGAAAACAGCGAAGTCAGCAGGCTAGTTCCGAAACTGTCGATAGCATCATCGCCACGCTTCCAGAACTCCAGAGCGTCGATCAGAACGTCCATATCCACTTCCGATAACTGCATGTTCATAACAAACTCCCCTTTTTTGTTGCCGAGAGAAATGGTGCCCGATAACAGAATCGAACTGCTACCAATAGGGTGTAAACCTACCGCTCTACCATTAAGCTAATCGGGCG